CTTCCGGAGATTGTACAAAGGTGGAGAGGATCTAACCGGCGCATCTATGATTACTGGTATAAGGTTCAAAGAGCGGCGCAGGAGGCGGTTTCTTATGGTGTGATCACTACGTTGGATAAAGGAATTACCTTTAGCAGAGATGCGAATTTCCTTATTATTGGACTGCCAAGCGGGAGAAGTCTTTATTACTGTCATCCGGTTATTGAGAAGAATGAGATGGGCCGGGAAGAAATCTATTATTATGGTTTGAATCAGACAAATAAAAAATGGTCCAAGATTTCTACCTGGGGCGGAAAGCTGACGGAGAATATTGTGCAGGCGGTGGCAAGGGATCTGCTGGCAAATGCAATTTTAAATCTATACAGACAGGGCTATAAGATTAATTTCCATATTCATGATGAGGTCATTTTGGAAGTACCTGATTCAGATGTTGGAAAGACGTTGGAAAATGCGATCACACTTATGTGTACACTGCCGGCATGGGGCGAAGGACTTCCGCTCAATGCGGATGGCTTCGATCAGGCAGCCTATTACAAAAAAGACTAGAAGGAGGGATTTCAAGTGTTTTTGAATGACAGGCAGATAAGGATATCTACTGGGACAAGCAGAAAGGCGGTAACCTGGGCGGAGCAGCAGCTCTTCTGGTCTGAATTTGTAGCAGGGCTTGCGAAACCAGTAAGAACGACAGAGACCTTTTTGGAATATAAGGCACTGCCAAAGGCAAAACAGGATGAACTAAAAGATATCGGAGGCTTCGTTGGCGGAACTCTTATTGATGGAAAAAGAAGAAATGATAACGCCGGAATGCGTGATCTTGTAACACTGGATGCAGACTCCATAGAACCGGGCGGTACGGCAAGAATATTGACAGCACTTACATCTCTCGGATGTGCGTATGCCGTTTATTCGACCAGAAAGCATGAAGGTGCCGCCCCGCGTTTAAGAATCATTTTTCCGTTGGATCGAAGCTGCAGCAGTGATGAGTACGAGCCGATCGCAAGAAAGCTGGCAAGCTATATCGACATGAATATCTTTGATCCTACCACGTTTGAGACAGTACGACTTATGTACTGGCCGGGATGCAGCAGTGACAGTGAATTTGTATTTGTTTATGAGGACAAGCCGTTTGTTTCCGCAGACGGCATCCTCGCAATGTATCACGACTGGCATAGTGTTTCTGAGTGGCCGGAAGTACCAGGCGCGGCAAAGATAAGAGACCGTTCCGCAAAAAAGCAGGGAGATCCGTTAGAGAAAAAAGGTGTTGTAGGGGCTTTCTGCAGGCATTATACCATTGAACAGGCAATGGAAGCATTTATTCCGGGAGAGTACTCGCCCTGCAATGATCCGGATAGGTTTACCTATACCGGAGGATCAACCGTTGGCGGAGCAGTTATGTATGATGATAAGTTTATCTATAGTCATCATGCCACGGATCCGTGTTCCGGAAAGCTGTGCAATGCTTTTGATATGGTACGTCTGCACCTGTTTGGCGAGGACGATACAGATGCCATGCCTGACACTCCTGTAACGAATCTGCCGTCATATAAGCGCATGTGTGAGTTCGCCGTAGAGATTCCAGAAATAGCAAATGAGATACTGCAGGAGAGGTACAGACAGGCAGCAGAGGCTTTTTCCGGAGATACAGGGACAGATGTGATAGTTCCGGACGATTATAGCTGGATGAATAGATTAAAAGTAAATCCGCAGACCTGTAAGCCGCTAAGTACGATCTTGAATGTGCAGTTGATCTTAGAAAATGATGCAAAACTTAGAGAACATATGTATCTGGATGAGTTCAAAAACCGGGTGATCGTTGTGAGTCCATTGCCATGGGATGTTTTTGAGTACCCGTATCAGACAAGGGAATGGACTGATTCTGACGATGCCGGACTGAGAAATTATATGGAAGCTACTTATATGATCACTGGAAAAGAACGCATACTGGATGGTTTTACCATTTGCATGAATACACATAGGAAAAACAAACTAAAGGATTATTTTAAATCACTGAAATGGGATGGAACAGCCAGAGTTGACAGGCTTTTAATTGATTATTTTGGTGCGGAGGATAATGCTTTTTCAAGAGAATCTATCCGGAAATGCCTTATGGCAGCGGTTGCAAGGGTGCTGTATCCGGGGTGCAAATTTGATAATATGCTGATTCTGTCGGGCAGGCAGGGTATCGGAAAAAGTACCTTTTTTTCGCTTTTGGGGAAAGAATGGTATTCGGATTCTTTAAGTACTTTTGAGGGGAAAGATGCGGCAGAGCTGTTGCAGGGGTTCTGGATCGTGGAAGCCGGAGAACTTACAGGGTTAAATCGTTCTGAGATGAATGATGTAAAGCAGTTTTTGAGTAAACGGGAAGATATCTACCGGGAACCCTATGGAAGGCGTACATCCAGTTATCCGCGGCGCTGTATTATCGTCGGAACCACGAATGACAAGGAATTTTTAAAGGATGTGACCGGAAACAGGCGCTTTTGGCCGATTGATCTGGAAGTCCAGAAGCCGGTAAAAAATATTTTTAAAGAACTGCCCTCGGAGGTAGATCAGATATGGGCGGAATGTCTTTTTTACGTGAGCCAGGGAGAAAACCTGCTGTTATCGGAAGAAGCTTTAAAACTGGCAGAGGAGAGCCAGGGACGGCATAGGGAGGTAAACCCCAAAGAAGGTCTGATACTGGAGTTTTTGGATCGTCCGATTACGGAGGATTGGTATAGAAAAGATATCAGTGAACGCAGGGATCTGATGATCAGTGATTTTAAAGTACCTGAGGGACAGGAACACTATAGGGATCGTGTATGCGTGGCAGAGATATATACAGAGTGCTTTAAGAATTTTAATATCGGTATGATGAAACGGCAGGAAGCAACAGAGATAAATAATATTTTAAGAGGTCTTCCTGGATGGGAGCCAATGAAGTATCCTATGAAGTTTGGAAAAGGGTATGGACAGCAGAGAGGATTTCTAAGAGTTAATTAGGCTACAAGATTGGACTACAAAGACTACATGGACTACAAAGAAAAAGGGGCAAATGACTACAAGGACTACATAAGGACTACATTCTATGTAGTCGTAGAATGACTTAAAAATAAAGGGATATACGGCAATGACTACAAAGACTACAAAATATATAAATAAATATATATAACAAGGGTAATAGGGGGATATATACCCCTGCACACGGACATGTACATACGCGTGCGTACGCAGGCGCGCGATTGTAACTCAATTCGTGTTATATGTCAATACCAAAATGCAAATAATTTGAGAAGGAAAAGAAGGAATACGGGATGAGAGAGAGAGAGTTGGAAAAGATGTTTCGTCTGGCGGTAAAAGCGGCGGGCGGCTGTGCATACAAGTTTGTTTCACCGGGGATGAGCGGTGTGCCGGATCGACTGGTGGTGCTTCCGGATAACTGTATTGGTTTTGTGGAGCTAAAGGCACCGGGAAAGAAGTCGAGACCGGAACAGTGTTATCAGCAGCGCAGATTGGAGAACATGGGATGCTATGTCGCAGTACTGGATGATCCGGATATGATAGAACAGATCATACGGGAGATCCGGGAATATGGCATAGCGGATGAAGATGTTTTAGGGGATATCCGGAAGGTGGGCGGAATGATATGAAATTTGAACCACATGATTATCAGCGTTACTGCATTATGAGGGGAATCCAGCAGCCGGAGCTGATGTTATTTCTGGATATGGGGCTTGGGAAAACCGTTGTGACACTGACTATCATAAATGATTTGAAGTATAACCGGTTCCTGATCCGGAAATGCCTGGTGATAGCACCAAAGAAAGTTGCCGAAGATACCTGGACCAGAGAGCAGTCAAAATGGGATCATCTGCATCTGTTAAAGGTTGTACCGGTACTGGGAAATCAGAAAAAGAGAATCAAGGCACTAAACTCCCCCGGGGATATTTATGTAACGAATCGTGAAAACGTGCCGTGGCTTGTGGAGTATTACCAGAACGACTGGCCGTTTGACTGTGTTGTGATTGATGAGATGAGCAGTTTTAAGAGTCATCAGGCAAAACGGTTTAAGGCACTAAAAGCGATCCGGTCCCATATCAACAGGATCATCGGTCTTACCGGAACACCGGCGCCGAACGGACTGATGGATCTCTGGGCACAGATTTATCTTCTGGACGGGGGAAAACGGTTAGGGAGAACAATTACAGAATACAGAAATGATTATTTTATGCCGGCATCCCGGAATGCTACAACGATATTTTCCTATGCACCCCTTCCGGGAGCAGAGGAGATCATCAGAGAGCGGATCAGGGATATCTGCATCAGCCTGCAGGCAAAGGATTATCTGAAACTTCCGGAAAAGATTATGAATACCAGGTACATAAAACTGGACGATAAAGCACAGAAAGCGTATAACGTCCTGGAAAAGCAGAGGATCCTTGAAATGCAGGATGAGGTTATAGATGCAGGAAGTGCCGGAATACTTGCCGGGAAATTGTTACAGCTTGCAAATGGGGCTGTTTATGTGAATACTGATCCGGAAAATCCAAAGCAGCGTGAAGTTGTAGAAGTGCACGATAACAAGCTGGAGGCATTTTTAGAAATCGTGGAGGCAGAGGCAGGAAAACATATGTTAGTGTTTTATAATTTTCAGCATGATCTCACACGGATCCGGCGCGTACTTGATAAAAAATACAGAACACTGCGGGTAAGGGAATTAAAGAACAACGATGATATCGCAGACTGGAATGTCGGAAAAATAGATATCCTTTTAGCACACCCGGCAAGCACGGCATATGGGTTGAATCTTCAGGACGGCGGGAATGTGGTTGTATGGTTTGGACTCAATTGGAGCCTGGAACTATATCAGCAGGCGAATGCAAGGCTTTACCGTCAGGGACAGAAGCTTCCGGTGTATATACATCATCTGGTCGTAGCAGGAAGTGTGGATGAAGATGTTATGGCAGCATTAGAGCAAAAGGATGACTGTCAGAACGCATTGTTAGAATCTTTAAAGGCACGAGTTGAGAGGTACAGAGAGGCAAGACAGGAGGTATAAAAAGTATGTTTGATTTCAACAATCCGGAAATGGTAACCAGTAAATTAAAAGAGTTAAGAGAAAGAAATATTCCGCATATGTCATATGCAAAATTATGCGAGTTACAGGGAGATTATGATGCCACAAAAGAAGAACAGGGTGCAATTGATAAATATTTCAAAGACTTTTGCGAAAAAGGCTATAACGATGACAAAGACATATTCAGTGACGAAAAGTGTTATTTCCATTGGGGACTTAGACACGGAAATATGGTTACAAATGACAATGGCATGGATAGAAGGTATTATCACTATCTTACCATTCGTGGAGAAAAAAGAAGAATTGAAATGTTATTGCAGTACCATCCCGATGTATATGAAATTGATGGATAGTGATGTGAAATGGAAAGTTCCGGCTTGTATAATCTTTATATTTTAGAGTAAACGAGAAAGAGAGGAAATGCAAATTATGAGAAAGAAACTTATAACAGCCATCATAACAGCCATCATAACAGCAGCACTCCTGATCGCCGGATGCAGCGACACAGCAAATGTCAGCGAGGGACAGGATAGGATGATGGAAAAGGTAGAAGATGAATGGGGATATGCCATTTATGTAGACAAAGATACCAATGTTATGTACATAAAAGGACCCGGAAACGGAGGAACTTTTACAGTAATGCTTAATGCTGATGGTACACCGAAGATCTGGCGGGGAGAAGAATAGGAGGAAAAGGATTGACAAAACAAATTTTAACGGACTACATAGATGCTTGTGAACTGATCCGAGAGACAGAACAGGATATAAAAAAATTGCAGAGCAAACGACAAACGGTTGTAATTGGAAGTGTGAAAGGATCAATGAACGACTTTCCATACGCAGAAACCCATTTTAAAATTGCAGGTACGCCATTTACATACGCAGATGATACACAATTACGGATGGAAGAAAAATTACTGGAACAGAGAAAAGCCGTAGCGGAGAAGATAAAATTCCAAGTAGAACAGTGGATGAACGGTATTCCAGTACGAATGCAAAGGATTATTCGTTATAAGTTTTTTGAGGGTATGAGCTGGGAACAGGTGGCGGATCGAATGGGAAGAAAAGCAACACAGGGAAGCATAAAGATGGAGTTTCAAAGATTTATGGATGCAGCATAAAAGTTTGTTACGTTTGTTACACATGTTACGAAAAAATGAGATATAGTATAAACTGCAAGAAGTGAATCAGGGAATAATAAGTACCTGTCATTTATATGCAAGGTTTAAAGGGAGATTGCTTCGGCAGTCTCTTTTTTATGCTCTCACAACATTAAGCGGCTCCATGAAACCCAGGGGAGCCGCAACCTCCGTATGAATGGGGAGATTAGAATGAATAAAGAAAGATACAGTGATCCGACAGCCGAACAGGCGATTGCGCATGTGATGAGGGAATACAGAGAAAGAACAGACAGACAGGAAGGAAGTGATCCGAATGGCAAAAGGAAAATACGAATACTGGCTGACACCGGAAGGTTTACTGAAACTGGAAGGATGGGCGAGAGACGGCCTCACAGATGATCAGATAGCCCGCAATATGGGAATTTCACGCAGTACATTAAACAAATGGAAAAATGATCATTCGGACATTTCGGACACCTTAAAAAGAGGGAAAGAAGTTATTGATCTTCAAGTGGAGAATGCTTTGCTTAAGCGTGCACTGGGATATGAGTACGAGGAAGTATCTGAGAAATATGAATATGGTGAAATGACAGAAAGAAAAGTAGCAAAGAAACATGTTATTCCGGATACTACGGCACAGATCTTCTGGTTAAAGAACCGCCGTCCGGATAAATGGAAAGACAAACAGGATGTTCAGGTATCCGGTACCTTGGAAGCAGAGAAGACAAAGCTGGATGACCTGATCAAACAAATGCGTGGTGATGGATAATGAGCAGCCAGAGGCTGATTTTATCAGATAAATATCAGGACTTTATAAAGCATGATGCACCTGTGGAAATGTTAGAAGGCGTGACGGCAGCAGGCAAAACAACAGTCGGCATATTCAAATTTATGCTTAAAGTTGCAGAGTCACCGAAAAAATATCACATCATTGCATCAAAGGATACCGGAACAGCAGAGAAGAACATCATAAACAAGGACCTTGGGATTATAGATGATTTTGGTATTCTTACAACCTATAACGGCAATGGAACAAAGGATGAAAAGATACCACATATCCTTTACCGGACCAGTAACGGCGAGAAAATCGTATATGTAATGGGTTACGGAGATAAAAAGAAGTGGCAGAAAGCACTTGGCGGCCAGTACGGATGCCTGTATATCGATGAGATAAATACGGCAGACATTGACTTTGTCCGCGAAGCGGTTATGCGTGCAGATTATACCATGGGGACATTGAACCCGGATGATCCGAGCCTGCCGGTGTATAAGGAGTACATCAACTGTTGCCGCCCATTGGAACGGTATAAGAATGATGCACCAAGAGAGATCAATGAGTTATTGACAGAGCCGGAAAAGGCTGGGTGGACACACTGGTTTTTTAATTTTAAAGATAACTGGGGACTTCCACCCGAAAAGATAGAACAGATTAAGATGAATGTGCCTGAGGGGACAAAGTTATGGAAAAATAAGATCCTTGGATTGCGAGGCAGAGCAACAGGCCTTGTGTTTAGTAATTTCAGTAGAAAAAAGCATGTAGTAACCAAAGAATATGCAAAACAGTTTGTAAGGGACAGGCACCGGGTAGATCAGAAAGAATGGTTCGAATGGTTTACTGCTGGTCTTGACACTGCATATTCCACAGAAAGTCCGGACACGATCGCAATGAGTTTTATGGGAATCACAAACTATGGAAGATTGTTTGTCCTGGATGAAAAGGTATATAACAATGCAAATATAGAAAATCCGATAGCACCATCGGATACAGTAAAGAACTATATTGATTTCCTGGAACGCAACAGAAAGGAATGGGGGTTTGCAAAAAATGTATTTGTGGATTCCGCAGATCAGGCAACGCTGACAGAATTCGCAAAATACAAAAGACTGCATAACGATTGCCTGTACCTGTTTAATAATGCATACAAAAAGGTCGAGATCATTGACCGAATCAATTTACAGCTTGGCTGGCTTTCCTATAGCGAAAATGGGAAAGAGCCAAGCTATTTTATTGTCGAAACCTGCACTTATTATATACATGAGATGGAAGTATACAGTTGGCAGGAAGATAAAGATAATACGCCGGAGGACGGCAATGACCATATGATTAACAGCACACAGTATGGATGGATTCCGTACCGTGAAAAGATTGGAGTGAAACGAAATGAAGGTGGTGGATAAAATGACAGACAGTATCAGAAGAGGTATCCGGAGTTTTTTGCAGATTGAACCTGCACAGCAGAATGTAATCATGATTATGGAACAGCTGGATTTTAATGCAAATGCAGCAAAGAACCGTATCTGGTACCGTGGAAATGCAGATGAACTCAGCCAGTTGTATAAGAATCTTCCCGGTGAGGGAAACAGGACACGTTTCTGGGCGGTGGTTCCGACGGTTGGCATGGAGATAGAGAAGAACCACACCGGCATACCGGGAATCATTGTGGATACACTGGCAGCGATTGTTGTATCAGATATGAACGGCATAGAAATCCAGGGCAAGTATCAGAGCATCTGGGATGATATTGCAAAGGACAACCATTTTGAGGAACTGATAGAAGATGCAGTTGCAGAAACATTGGTGGTTGGAGACGGGGCATTTCGGATCAGCTTTGACCCGGAGCTGTCACAGTTTCCGATTCTGGAATTTGTTCCGGGCGATCAGGTGGAATATATATACAGCAGAAACCGGCTGAAAGAAATCATATTCCGGACAGATTATTTTTATAATAGTCAGAAATATACGCTGGAAGAAACTTATGGAAGAAAATACATACGCAGTACACTCTTGCATGGCGGTAAGGAACTGCCGCTGAATTATATCCCGGATACCGCAAATCTTAAGCCGGTGATCACATGGCAGGATGATTTTATGATGGCGGTGCCATTTAAGGTATTTAAGAGCAGCCGGTATAAAAACCGTGGCGGCTCTATTTTTGACAAGAAAGCAGACAGTTTTGACAACCTGGATGAGTGCTGGTCACAGTGGATGGATGCACTCAGAAAGGCAAGAAGCAAAGAATATATCCCAGAAGGTTTACTTCCGAGGAATCCCAATACAGGAGAGGTCTTAAAGCCGAATGCATTTGATAATGCGTATATCCAGCGTGATATGAATATGTCAGAGGGTGCGGCGGCAAAAATTGATCTGGTACAGCCGACGATTCCGACAGACAGTTATCTGGGGACTTATACCACGGCATTAGATCTCTGCCTGCAGGGTGTGATCTCACCGTCAACACTTGGGATTGATGTAAAAAAGCTGGATAACGCAGAGGCACAGCGTGAGAAAGAGAAGGCAACGCTGTACACCAGAAATAAGATTGTGGATGCATTGCAGAATGTTCTTCCACAGTTGGTAGATGCAGTATTGAAAGCCTATGCAACGTGGAATAAACAGACAGTTGAGGACATTGATGCAGATATTCCATTTGGCGAGTATGCAAACCCGTCCTTTGAAAGCCAGGTAGAAACAGTATCAAAGGCAAGAACCGGGCAGATCATGTCGATTGAGGCATCGGTAGAAGAGTTGTATGGGGATTCCAGAGATGAACAGTGGAAGATGGAAGAGATTGCAAGGCTGAAAGCAGAACAGGGCATACAGGATGTAGAAGAGCCGGGGATAGATATGGATGTCCTTGACATAGAGGACGAGGACATGAAAGGAGATCCGACAGGTGAAAGTAAAAGTGATGAACCGGATATACCGGATGAGCAAAAAGGAGTATCAGGGACTGCTAAAGATAGCCAGTCAGCAGGTAAAGATGGGGATATACGCGATAGAAAAGAACGATTACGCGGAACTCCGAAAGGATCTGTGCAGCAGAACAAAACTAAAGGAACTGACAAGACAGTATAAACAGCAGGGATTTAAGGTGTACGCAAACGGCAGGTGATTATATGGCAAAGATCAACGATGAATATGATATTGGTGCCGCATTTGCAGCAGTTGAAAATGAACTGATGGCGTCCATGATCCGGAATATGAAAAGACACCGTATCGAGGAAGTGGATGAAAAGAAAGAATGGGAAATGTGGCAGGCATTGCAGCTAAAATCTTTAGAGCAGTATAAGAAAGCAAATGCGAAAAGATTCCAGAATCAGTTCCATGAGATCAACGGCCAGATAGAATCGCTGCTATATGCTGCAAAAGAACAGGGTGGAATGGAGCAGGAAATAAAGATCTTAAGGGCAATCAAAAAAGGATTCAAGCCGCCGAAACAGAGAACTGGATCCACAGCAACCACAGCAGAGTTCTTTAAGCTGAATGACAGGAAACTGGATGCCTTAATCAAAGCAACACAGAACGACTTTCAGAAAGCCGAAACAGCAGTTCTTCGAATGGCAAACGACCAGTACCGCAAGATCATATATAATGCGCAGGTATATGCTAATACAGGCGCAGGGACATATGAGAAAGCAGTAGATATGGCAACAAAGGATTTTTTGAGCCGTGGGATTAACTGCATTGAGTATGCGAACGGAGCGCACCATACCATAGCGGATTATGCAGCAATGGCAATTCAGACAGCCAGTAAGCGTGCATACCTGCAGGGCGAAGGGGAAATGCGGAAAGAATGGGGAATATCCACGGTCATCATGAATAAGCGCGGAAACCCATGCCCGAAGTGCCTTCCGTTTGTAGGCAAGGTATTAATTGATGATGTGTGGAGCGGTGGCAAGGCTTCAGATGGTCCTTATCCGCTGATGTCATCGGCAATCACAGCTGGACTATATCATCCACGGTGTAAGGATATCCACACAACTTACTTTGAGGGAATCAGCACACCGCCGGATAGTAAGTTTACCAGGCAGGAAGTGAAAGAGATTGCAGACGGCTATCGAGCAGAGCAGAAGCAGCAGTATGCAAAACGGCAGGCGGACAGGTTTGGGAGACTGGCTGAGTATTCGTTGGATGAGGAGAATCAAAAGAAGTACCAAAAGAAAGAAAGGTTTTGGAAAAATGCAGCGAATGAATTAAAATATATCATTTCAGGTGGCGCAGAAAGACAAATAAGAGAATTTAATAACAGTTTAGATGATATATCAGATTTTAATGTACGGACACTGCTTTTTCAGTCGGGACAGCGAGTAAAAATAAAAACTTCTGAAAATAAAAAATCATATTTTGATCGTAATAAAAAAATTGTTTATCTCGCAAAATCTGTGGAAAAAGGAACTGTTGCACATGAATTGTTTCATGAAATAGATAACACATATCGAATTACGGAAAGTGGGATGTTGAAAGAAAACATTCAAAAAGATTATCAACGTCTGCAATATTTTTCATCTGGCTATGGAACTGATATAAAAAATATGTTATATTCAAAATATGAAGAGGCTTTTACCAATGGAAGAAACGGTATAAAATTAAGACCGGAGTATAGAGGAATATCTGATATTTTAAATGGAATGTCTGATGGAAAAATTAACTTAGGATATATTCATAGTAAGGAATATTGGAAAAGGGATAAAGCAGTAGAGTCAGAGACATGGGCGCAATTTGGTAGAATTTTATACGATCAAAATGAAGAGGTCCTAGATATGTTAAAATTTGTATGCCCTAATACATATGAAGAAGTAATGAGTACTTTGAAAGGGATGATAAAATAATGTGGCATGGCAGCATGACGAAAGAATTAGAAAATTTATATGATCAATATTATAAAATGTTTGGGGTAGAACCTGATGGATATCAGGAGATTGATTACGGTCAGGGAGAATACAGTGATTATGTAAATGATATAAAGACCGCAATAGAAAACAATACAGAATTACCAGACATCTATGAGTAGTACCACCAGTCAGAAATGATATGGTGGTATTTTTATACCAAATTTTAAGAAAGAGAGGATGAAACTAATGAAAAAATTATTTATCAGTCAGCCAATGAAAGGAAAAACAGATAAGGAAATCAAAGAAACGAGGAAGAAAGCTATAGAATATGCAGAGATGTTACTCGGTGAGAAACTAGAGGTTATAGAATCGTTTTTCGAAGGAGCTCCAGCAGAAGCAAAACCGCTATGGTTCTTAGGAAAATCAATAGAACTTCTATCACAGGCAGATGTTGTTTATTTTGTTAAAGGCTGGGATATGGCTAGAGGATGCAAGATAGAACATCAATGTGCGGTAGAATATGGTATTAAGCGAATCGAAGATTAAAAACAATAAACAGCCATGGAGCCGCTTTCTATATTTAAGTTGCACCGGTGCAACCGGAGCAAAGAAAGAAATCAGACAGCCGCAAGGCTGTTATTTTTATGCCCGAAGGCATATCGAACACGCTGTTCGATGATAAACTACGCGGAGACACCGGAGTACACAACTGAGTGAGACACACATAAAACTGAACCGGGAGACACCCGAACAACTGAAAGGAGAAACTATGAAACAGAACACATTACCGTTTAATTTGCAGTTCTTTGCAGAAGGTACAGGAGATGCAGGATCAGGAGCAGGCACAAACACAAGTGCCGGGACTGGTGCCGGATCAGCAGCAGGAGCAATGCAGCAGGCAGGACAGCAGATACCGCCATTTGAGTTCGACTATGAGAAGCTGGCTTCTATTGTGACTGGAAAACAGAATGTCACAGAAGATACCGTGCTGAAAAATTATTTTAAGCAGCAGGGATTGTCCCAGGATGAAGCAGCACAGGCAATGCAGCAGTTCAAGGAACAGAAAGCAAAGAGTACACCGGATGTCAGCGCAATGCAGACACAGCTGACACAGGCGCAGACACTTGCACAGAGGGCAGAGGTGGAAAAGGCAGCAGTATTAGAAGCTGTGGAACTTGGCTTGAACGTAAAGACGATCCCATATGTCCTTAAGATGGCTGATCTGTCAAATGTTACCGGACAGGATGGCAAATTAAACACCGAGAACTTAAAGAATGCCATTAACAAGGTACTGGAAGATGTACCACAGTTAAAACCGGCACAGGAATCACAGAGAGGATTTCAGATTGGCGGCAGTGGCGGTGAACAGCAGACAGCGCAGAGTGATCAGCTTGCGTCCATTTTTGGCAACAAAAAATAAGAAAAGAGGTAGAAGAGTATGTCAGTATATGATTACGCAGAATTATTTACACAGCAGTTAGCACAGAAGTACAGCAGGGAGATGGTGTCCAATGATCTGACATTATCCAATCAGGGAATCAAGTTCCTGAATGCACAGACCATCAAGATTCCGAGACTGACCGTTTCCGGCTATAAGGACCATAACCGTGGAAGCATGGGTTTTAACACCGGAACCGTGGCAAATGACTGGGAGCCAAAAAAACTGACCCACGACAGAGATATTGAGATCCCGATTGATCCGATGGATATTGATGAGACAAATCTTGTTGTTGAGATGGCAAATATCCAGAATGTTTTTGAGGAAGAGCAGGCAATCCCGGAAAAAGACAGCTACCGCTTCTCAAAGTTATATGCAGAAGCAAAAACGTATAAGACTGCTGGAGCGGTTATTGACAATACAGTCCTTACAGCCGCAAATATCCTCGACTGGTTTGATGAGCAGATGGCGGTCATGGATGATAAATCTGTCCCACAGGAAGGAAGAATCCTGTATGTTACATCTGCAATCAACAGACTGTTAAAGAATGCGGATGGCATTACCAGAACTATCAATGCGGGTGCAGCAGGTGTTATTGACCGCCGGGTACATGGTTTAGATGATGTTGTAATTAAGACCGTACCATCTGCAAGATTCAAAACAAAATATGATTTTACAGATGGATGCGTACCGGCAGCAGCGGCAAAACAGATCAATATGATGCTTGTACATCCGTCCTGTGTCATTTCACGTGACAAATATGCATATATGAAGCTGTTTACACCGGGCAGTGATTCCCGTACAGCAGACAAGTATGTATACCAGAACAGATACTATACAGACACTTTCCTGATCGAAAGAAAATCCTGTGGTATCGCGATCAATGCAGAAGCGGAGGGTTAAGAGTATGACAGCAGAAAAAGATAATAAAGTTTATACCATTGATGAGAGCATGAAAAACCACTATGCGGCAGAAGGGTACGACATCAAAGATGATGACGGCAATGTGATCGCATATGGTAAAGGAAAGACGGTATCTTATGAGGAATACCAGAAAGTAGTACAGGAGCTGGAAGCCTTAAAGAACGGCACATCTGCTGAAAAGACAAAAAGTACTGCATCTGCCAAAAAGACGAAAGAAGAGGATGCGTAATGTATCAGCCTTACGCGGATGCGGCGTATTACAGGGATGTGTATGGCGGTGACACGATTCCGGAAGAAGACATTGAAAAATGTCTGTGCACAGCTAGCCGCCATATCGATTCCCTGACCTATAACCGTATTATAGGCCGGGGAATCGAAATGCTTTCCGGGTTTCAGCAGGATATCATACAGGAAGTGTGCTGCGAGATGGCAGATTTTGAGTATGAAAATGCGGATATGATCCAGAGCGTACTGCAGAATTATTCGATCAATGGTGTGACAATGGGATTTGGAAGTTCCTGGAACCTGCGGACAATCTCCGGTGTGGCAGTAAGGGCAGATACTTATGATAAGCTGTCACAGACAGGCTTGTGCCAGTTGGTCTTAAGAGGACGGTGGTAAGATGAAATATCCATGTCTGATAGATAAAAGATTCTGCAAAACAGAAATGCATGTGGAAATAGAACCGGAAGGATTAGACGTATACGGACGCCCTCTCACACCTGTTGTTTATGATGGGAAATGTAATTATCAGGATAAGGCTAAGACGATTCTGACTGCCGAAAAAAAGCTGATAGAGGTAACCGGAACGGCATTGTTTCCTGGGGATATTGCACCGGATCTGCCGGTAATCAGCGGCGGTATGGTTACAATATTTGGTGTGGAGCGCAGGATTGTGCAGGGAACAAAAGCAAGGAACCCGGATGGCACGGTAAATTACACAGGATTGGAGTTGATATGATGAGAGTAGCATCACAGGTAAAGATAAACAGCAGCCGTATCAAACAGCTTACGCAGGCAGCAGTGACTTCTTTGGTGCAGACGGCGGACAAATTGCATACAGAGGTTGAACAGGCGCAGGTAATTCCGTTTCGTACGGGAGCATTACAGAATGAATCCACGTTTCTTGACAGGTCTGAGGCGATAAATGGAAAAGTATCACTGGTTCACAGTACACCTTATGCAAGGCGTGTGTATTTCCATCCGGAATATCATTTTAGAACAGATGAAAACCCGAATGCAAAAGGTAAATGGTTTGAGGACTGGATGCCTGGTGGCAAATATGAAAAATTTGCTCCAGATACATTTAAAGAAATGTACAGGAGGAACGCAGGGTTATGATCACATTGAATGATATCAGGGATTATATTGCAGGACTGGGGATTACTGACGATGATCATTGCTATTGCGGTAAGATGCCGGATAAGAAAGAAAAGTCAATCGGCACTTATCCATTAAAGAACAGACCACCGAATAAAATACCGTTGGGTGGTATGGAAAAAGCATCCTATGGCACAAAAGCCATTTCTTTTCTGGTGCATTGGAATAAGATCCCATCAGAGAGTGAAGAGGCGGCAAATGCCTTGCAGGAAGCATTGCAGAATTGTGAAAACGTAACGATTAACGGACAGACGATCAAATTTATAAATATCACTTACGGCGAGCCGATTCCGGTAGATACGGATGAAGATGGTATTTATGAATATGTGATCGAATGTCTTTTTTATTATGAAAGGAAGAAGTAAATATGGGAAATCAGAAAAGTACAGGAGTCTACCCATGTTATAAAAACCAGTTCAGCGTGGGTGCCACAAAAGAGACTGCAACAGGAATTGCAGATGCGGAAACCTTTGATGTTTCTTTTGACAATGGTGTAGAAGAATGGAATCCGTTTGATACAGAGGGATGGGTAAGACGTTTGCAGACATCGAAAGGCATTACGATTTCAGTAACGGCAAAAAGAAATGTCGGAGATACCGGCAATGATTACATTGCAGGAAAAGCGTTTTTGAACGGACGCGACACAGAAGGTTACTTTGCATGGAACTTCCCGGATGGAACGGTTGTTGCATTTGAGCAGGCAGTTATCAATGTAACAAATATCGGTGCGGGCGATTCTACAGCAGTTGCACCACTGGAATTTGATGTTATGAGTAATGGAAAGCCTACAATCACACTTCCGACATCCATGGCATCATCGGTACCAATAAGCAAATAGAATAACCACAGGGCTATGCACCAAAGGTGCATAGCTCTTTCTTTTAGGAGGAAAATAGAATGGCAAAAGTAATTGATATTACAGAGAAACTGGATTTTGATACAAATCCGAAGATTGCAATCAAAGGTAAAGAGATAGAGGTTAATGCGGATGCGGAAACTGTATTGAAGATCATGGGAGAATTTGGAGACAAAGACGATGCATCACCCAAATCTATTTTGTCTATGTACGAATTAATTTTTTCTGACAGATCAAGAAAAGAACTGGAAAAAATGAAGCTGTCATTTAAAGATTTAACAACAGTGGTGCATGCAGCTATGGAACTTATCATCGGCGAGGATGAAGCCGAGGGGGAGCAGTGACCCGTATTATGACCTGTTAGAGGACTTTGATTTAGTTGTGGCATCATTCCAGACACAATACGGGATTCGTCTTTCAAGAGAACTGAAAGATATGAAGTGGAATGAATTCTGCATGCTCCTGTCCGGTATGCAGCCGGAAACACCGCTGGGGCGCATTGTATCAATACGCGCAGAGGAAGACAAAGAGGTATTAAAGCACTTTTCGAAAGAGCAGAAACGAATCCGAAGTGAGTGGAGAAACAAGCGTGCCAGGATGGTACCTGTGAATGACAGAGACACCTTTTTAGAGCAGATGAAACAGGCATTCATCAAGATGGCGGGAGGCGTGGAGCAATAGAGAAGATAAAACAGAAAGGCAGGTGAGAAATATGGGCGAAAGTGTAGGAGAGATCGGACTTGATCTTGTTGTAAATGAAGGCAGTTTTAAAAGGCAGATGGCAGGAATTAACAGCCTTGCGAAAAAGGCAGGTGTTGCCCTTGCCGCTGCTTTTTCTGTAAAGAAGCTGATTGACTTCGGGAAAGAATGTTTGGAACTGGGATCTGATCTGGCAGAGGTGCAGAACGTTGTTGATGTAACGTTTCCATCTATGACAGCGCAGGTGGATAAATTTGCAAAAAGCGCAATGACATCGTTCGGTTTATCAGAGACCATGGCAAAGCAATACACAGGTACTTTTGGTGCAATGGCGAAGGCTTTCGGGTTTACGGAGCAGGCGGCCTATGACATGAGTACCACACTGACCGGTCTTGCCGGGGATGTGGCATCTTTCTATAACATATCGCAGGATGAAGCATACACGAAGTTAAAATCAGTATTTTCTGGTGAGACAGAGACGCTAAAAGATCTGGGTGTTGTAATGACGCAGAACGCATTGGATGCTTACGCACTGGCAAACGGTTATGGCAAGACGACTGCTAAAATGTCAGAGCTTGAAAAGGTATCTCTGCGGTATGCATTTGTACAGGACCAGTTGACAGCAGCAACCGGGGATTTTGCCAGGACATCTGATTCGTGGGCGAACCAGGTCCGTATCATGAAGCTTCAGATGCAGTCCTTTATGGCTACGGTTGGTCAGGGACTCATTAATATTTTTACACCAGTCATTAAAGTCATTAATGTGGTAATTGGTAAACTCATGACTCTGGCGAATGCGTTTAAAGCATTTACAGAGCTGGTTATGGGGAAAAAATCGGCAGGTGCACAGGTAACCGGAATAGGAAAACAGGCAACTGACAGTTTAAACAGTGCTGCAGGTGCGGCAAGCAACCTTGCAGATTCTACAACAGGGGCAGGAAAAGCCGCAAAGAAAGCTGCAAAGGAAATGCGTTCGCTGATGGGATTCGATACGGTAAATAAATTAGACAGTAATTCGGATTCTGACACAGATTCTGGCAACGGTTCTGGTTCAGGCGGGGCAACAGGCGGTGGAATTTCCGGAGCTGATCTTGGAACAGGCGCATTATCAGAGATGGATAGTGCAACCAGTGCATTTGCTGAAAAAATGGCAGGCTATTTTGAGAAAATCAAAAAGGCGATAGAACCAACGACAACAGCACTGAAAAATCTTTGGGACAACGGATTAGCAAAGCTTGAAACATTTACATGGAATGCATTAAAGGATTTTTATGAACACTTTCTTCTCCCAGTTGGGAAATGGGTATTGGGGAAAGGATTACCTGAGTTTATCAATACTTTGAATGACGGGTTAATGAAGATCGATTTTAATAAAATCAATGATTCATTAAAAAAGTTGTGGGATGCGCTTACTCCGTTTGCTATCAATGTGGGTGAAGGGTTGCTGTGGTTTTGGCAGAATGTATTAGTACCACTCGGAACATGGACCATGAATGAAGTGGTTCCAAGATTTTTGGATACTTTAAGTTCTGCAATAACAATACTAAATAGTGTTATCGACGCCTTAAAGCCACTCTTTCAGTGGTTCTGGGATAAAGTGTTGGAACCTTTGGCAAAATGGGCGGCAGATACATTTTTAAATGCATGGGATGCAATTAATGATGTTTTGAAAAAATTTAGTGATTGGTGCAGTGAGAATCCAGATACAATTCGAACCATCACGGAAGTTGTGGGTGCTTTCTTTCTGGCATGGAAGGTAACTGAGATTTTCGCATTTATAGAACAATCTGGAGGGGTTATAGGCGCACTAAAACTGATAAAAGATGCTCTGATCGGAACGACAGCAGCGAAAATTGCTGATAAAGCTGAGACGATTGCGTTAACAGCAATGTATGCAAAAGACTTCGTGGTGAATCTGGCAAAAGGAACTGCTGAACTGATAAAACAGGCGGCCCAATTTGCAATCAATACAGCTCGGAAGATTGCAGACACAGCGGCACAGATCGCACAGACTGCCGCTACGGTGGCGTGGAATGCAGTGTGTGCTATTGCAACAGCGGTTACAACGGCATTAGGTGCGGCATTTACTTTTTTAACCAGTCCGATCGGTTTAGTTATTATTGCGATTGGCTTACTGATTGCTGCCGGTGTTATGCTTTATAAACACTGGGATGAAATCTGTGCGAAAGCAAAAGAAATATGGGAAAGTATTAAAAAAATAATATCAGAAAAGATAGAAGCTGCAAAACAGAAGATAACCATTGTAGTGACTGCAATCAAGGCGTTCTGGTCAACAACGTGGGATGCAATAAAGCAAAAAGTCAGTGATATATGGGATTCTGTGAAAGCATTGATTTCGGCACGTATTATGCTTATAAAAAATACCATTAATGCAGTGCTTTCGGCGATAAAAGCGATATGGAATCAGTCATGGAACGCAATAAAGCAAAAAGTCAGCGGAATATGGGGGTCTATAAAATCCTTAATCTCTACCAGAATAAATGTGATAAAAAATACCATTAGTGCTGTACTCTCTGCAATAAAAACTGTGTGGAGCCAGTCATGGAATGCCATGAAAACGACTGTAACAAATATTTTTCAAGGTATTTGGTCTACAATCAAAGGAATTATTAATAGTATTCTTGGTGGTATAGAGAAAATGGCAAATGGAGTTGTTTCTGGAATCAATGCGGTTATTAGGGCATTAAATAATCTGTCATTTACGACACCGGACTGGTTACCGGATGGACTGGGAGGAAAAACGTTCGGTTTTCACATTGGCGAGATGTCTAATGTAAGCCTGCCAAGACTGGCGCAAGGCGGTTATGTGAAGCCAAATACGCCACAGCTTGCTATGATCGGAGATAACAGGCATCAGGGAGAGGTCGTTGCACCAGAGGATAAGTTAGAAGAAATGGCAATGCAGGCGGTTAAAAACGCATCTGTTGCCGGTGGAATCACACGGGATGAATTAGAGAAGATAATCAATAATGCAGTTATGAGAATTGTTTCTGCTTTATATTCAATGGGATTTAACATCAATGGAGAACAGCTAGCCAAAGCGGAAAAAATGATCCAGACGGGAATAGACCGCAGATTCAATACGGCAGAGATTGTATAGGAGGCAGACATGTTTTTATTAAAGTGCGGAAACACAGATCTTCCGGGTCCTGTTAAAATGTCAGTCAGTGATGAAATCATCTGGTCATCGGATACAGGAAGAACATTAGACGGAACCATGATGGGAGATGTCGTTGCAGAAAAGAAAAATCTGAAAATAGATTGGTCGTGGCTCACCGCACAGCAGGCGGCTCTGATAAAGAGCTGCCTTGTTGTCGGGTTCTTTCCAATCACATTTCAGGATTATGGAACCAATGTTACGATAGAAAGTTATCGAGGGACGATCAGCAAGGATGTTGGAGGTTATGTCGGAGATGGAGTTTTTTATTATAAAAGCGTCTCTGTGGATATTGTTCAAAGGTAGGTAAAAGTATGATTGCATCAAGCATGGCATATAAAAAAGCGATAAGGGGTAGCAGGATCATGTCGATACATGATCAATATATATTTAAAGATGGCAGCAGGCCTGATATCGGAACGACCGATTTTATGAAGTATGAAATCAATGAAGCTGTAAGTGAACAGAGTACATTTTCTATTGGGGCAGCAGTTATTAAAAAATATACGGCAACACTCAACAACATGGAAGAAAAATTTAGCAACTTTGATTTTGAAGGATTGGATATTTTAGCGCGAGTTGGATTGCTGTTAGAAGACGGGACTGTGGAGATTATACCAAAAGGTAAGTATCGATGTGTGAACGCAAAACTGAATGAAAGCACTATTGATCTGGAGGCATACGACAGTATGCTTTTTTTTGACCGCCCATATTCAGAAAGTACATTACAGTATCCGGCAACTATCACACAGATCATTAATGATGCATGCGTGCACTGTCAGATGGCTGTGGATGAAAAAACAATTCCGTGGGGCGGACATATCATCAAAAAACGTCCGGATGATAAAGATCTGACATTTCGGGATATGATCGGATATTGTGCACAGATCATGTGTTGTTATGCAAAGATAGATCATCTGGATAAGCTTTCGTTTGGATGGTACGACTTTGAAACATTGGAAAAGATGCAAAATGGATATGATGGTGGAAATCTGGCAGATTATGCTACTGGGGATAAACTAGATGGCGGTAATTTTAAAGATTACAGTGAGGGTGATTTTTATGACAGTGGAAGTTTCCGGGATACTTATGAATATCATCATTTTTATTCACTGGGAAGTCAGAGTATTAACACGGATGACATTATTGTAACCGGCATAAAAGTAACATCTGAAAAAACAGATGATTCCGAAGAAGAAAGCTATATGTATGGAGGTGATGGTTATGTATTGTCCATCGAGAAAAATCCGTTGATTCAGACGGGAGATGTTCAGATTGTTGCAAGTTATATTGGCAAAAAGATGGCAGGAAAGAGGTTTCGACCATTGAGCATTTCATGCCAGTCAGATCCATGCATTGAGGCAGGAGACTGTGCCTGTGTGACAGACAGAAAGCAGAGAACATTTTTCAGTGTGATTTCAAATACCACGTTTTCGGTTGGTTCAATGCAGAAAATTGAATGTACGGCGGAAACACCAACGGAAAACAATTACACAAAGTACAGCGCGACAACAAGGTTGCTTGATGCTGCAGATCGAAATACTAAAAGAAACTTGTCCAATTATGATATTGCAGTCAAGAGACTCACAGATCTTATGACACAGTCATTTGGACTTTATAAAACCGAGGAAGTGCAAGAAGATGGGGCCATTATTTTTTATATGCACAATAAACCGGAAATTTCTAACAGTTCGACTATATGGAAAATGACAGCAGATGCTTTTGCGGTAAGTACAGATGGTGGAAAAACCTGGAATGCCGGCATGGATTCCCAGGGGAATGCGGTTGTGACGATTCTAAATGCAATCGGTGTGAATGCTGACTGGATCAATACAGGAAACCTGATCGTAGGTGGCAAAGATCACAATGCAGACGGTTCTATAAGAATTTATGACAAAGATGGAAAAATCATTGGAATATTAAATAAAGATGGAATTGATCTGAATGGATCGTTTCACAGCAGTGGTGTGTGGAAAACGAAAGATACAGATGAAGGAACAGAACTCGAAATTAAATATACAGTTTCTATCGAAAACGGAAGTATTCGACTAGAAACGGAAAGTGGACGCTGTATAAGTATTAGGCTTATCGAAGGGACACCGCGTATAAACGTTGGGTATGATGACGGATCAGGCTCATTCATTGATTCGGAAAAAGTATCTTCGTATTATGTGGACGCTAAACAAGTAAATTCAAAAGAAATTAATAGCGATAATGTATCCACAAATGATATACAGGTTGCAGAAAACATACAGATTCAAAAGAATATAAAAGGAAAAAAAGGCGATGTTGTAATGGAAATGGGAGAAACGGCATATGCTGCAAGATTTCCACAACATACGGTGTTCGAGAATATTACAATTAATAAAGGTGTAATACAAAACCTGACTACTAGTAAGACGGATTTCTATTTTATGGGTTCTGGAGGAGCTGGTATAGAGGGGAGTTTTGTTAGATCAGGAGTGTTTGTTGTTTTATATGGAACAGCTCATGTAAGTTCTTTGGATACAAATAAATATATGGAAATTCCGATGGTTGAAGACGTAAAAAACCCTGTACCTGATGAGTTGCTTCCAAAACATTATAGAGTAAAGACAACGACTAACGGACCGGGTGGTCGAATTTTTATGTTCACTTTTAATACTAAAGGTTTAATGCAAATAAGAAATTGTGGAAGTAAATACGAAACAGATACGGCAGTAGATGTTACATTTCGCTTTGATTATTTCCTTATATAAGGGGGGAGAGTGATAAAAATGGCAATACAGATGCGAAGAGGAAATAAAGCTGATTTTGATCCATCAAAGATGTTGCCCGGGGAATGGGCAGTAGCGATTGATAGCGACACACAGAATCAGATTGTATGGATGTGTTTCCGAGCTGGAGTTGTTAAACGTATGGGAACATATGAGGATTTTAAAGAACAGATCAGGGAAGCCACGGCTGAAATTAAGAATGAATATAAAGAAGAGTTTCAAACAATTCTTGGCGAAATTGAAAAATTGGTGGAACAGACCGGCGAGAACAGGAATACGGTTGTACAGATTAGAGATGATACAGTTAATACATATTTGCCAAAGATGCTGGAATATGTAAAAAAAGCAGAATCTTCAGCAGAGAAAGCAGAGGCAAGCCAGCAACAGACAGCAGAAAGTGCAACCAAGGCACAGAGTTATGCTGTTGGTGGTACAGGAAGTAGAGAGGGCGAGGATTCTGACAATGCCAAGTATTACTATCAGCAGGCAAAAGATGTATCAGAAGGACTTAAAGGTGGATTGCAGCCACACGGAACAGTTGCATTTGCAGATCTTCCGGCACTTGCAGATGTTAGCACAGGGTGGATGTTCAATATTTCAGACGAATTTACCACCACGGATGACTTTAAAGAGGGAGCAGGGAATGTAATTCCTGCCGGTGCCAATATTTATAAAACATCAGATGAAAAGTGGGACGTGCTTGCCGGAACTCCGGTAACTGGAATTAAAGGTGTCAACGAAGATTCTTTTCGTCGTGGAAATGTAGTGCTTACGGCAAAAGATGTTGGCGCAGTGTCAACCGGGGGAGATACAGCAGAGAATACCACAGCATTTACGGCAGCATCCGCAAGAGAAAATCTCAAAAGCAGTGAATCCCATGCGACTCTGTTCGGAAAGATTGTAAAGTGGTTTTCTGATCTGAAAGAAGTTGCATTTACCGGAAAAATCCCATGGTCTGACGTGACAGGTAAACCGAGTACATACGCACCATCCAGCCATACGCATGATGAACGATATTATACAGAAAGTGAAGTTGATTCTATATATTCTGGTATTATGCAGAATCTTATCAGCGGAGACGAAAATGTGACGACAAAATTATCAAAAAACATTGCAAATGGAGATGCGACGCTTGATAACAGAATAACAGCAGTTGCCAACGCATTAAAAGGATATCTTCCGTTGTCAGGCGGAATGTTAACGGGAAGTTTAGATATTGCATCTGGAAAATATATCCATGGAACACATACAAACGGAACAATTCTTGACATTCTGGGATTAAATAAGAACAATAACTGCCATGTCGGGAATAATACAACTCCGACGTTTCTTCATGGAGCGGGGTATCAATTAGATATATCTGGAGCATTCATTTGTCCGAATGTATCGAACCAGATGTCATGCGGAACAAAAAATAAATTATGGACAACTGTTTTTTCAAAAACAGGCGCTATTAATACTTCTGATCGTACAAAAAAACATAATATTATCGATTTAACGGAAGCGTATGAGCAGCTGTTTTTAAAATTAAAACCGAAGTCATTTATTTTTAACGATGGCGACCGTGTACATATTGGTGCTATCTCGCAGGATGTCGAAGATGCCATGCATGAGCTTGGAATGTCGGCAGAGGAGTTTGCAGGATTTTGTAAGGATATTCGGTATGATTATCGGGAATATAATGATGACGGAACACCTGTAGAATCTTCAAAAATTCCATGTAAAGACGAAGATGGAAATATCATTTATGATTACGCATTGCGGTATCAGGAATTTATCTTTCTAACTGTTTACATGGTGCAGAAACTTTGGAACCGTGTGGAAATATTAGAAAAAGAAAATGCAGAGATGAGAGATCAGATTAAATTGATGCAGCAGGATATTGCAGAATTAAAAAAATCAAGAGTCTAAGAGCCGATTACATGACCGCGTGTTGTGTAGCCGGCTCTTTTAAATAACAAGCCTTCGGGCAGAAAGAGAGGAAAAATTTATGAAATTTGACAAAATCAACATGATCTATGGACTGATCGCAACAATCGGGGCGGCACTATTCGGCGAGTACTGGTTTTTATTTGCCGGATTCCTGATTCTGAATGTGATCGACTATGCAACCGGGTACTGCAAGGCAAGATTCTATAAAAAGAATGAGTCGAGTGCCATCGGAGCAAAGGGCATCTTTAAAAAGGTGTGGTACTGGGTGGTGATCGGACTTGCCTTTTTCATATCGAATTGTTTTATAACAATGGGCGAGGTCATAGGCGTGCAGCTTGAATTTGTACTGCTGTTTGGATGGTTTACCCTTGCTACATATTTGATAAATGAAATCCGGAGCATCTTGGAAAATTTGGTAGAGATGAATGTGAATGTGCCACAGTTTTTAATTGCAGGACTGGATATTACACAGAAATTGTTAGACAGCAAAACAGAAATCAAAGAAAGTGAGGAATAATCATGGCATATAGAAAAATTGGACAGGCTGGTCTTGCCCTTATCAAACAGTTTGAAGGCTGCTGGTTGGCAGCTTATCAGTGCTCTGCCGGTGTGTGGACGATCGGGTACGGTCACACAGCAGGCGTACATAAAGGAATGAAGATCACGCAGGCACAGGCGGACGAGTATTTAAAGCAGGATGTGGCAAAGTTTGAAAAGTATGTCAACAATCCGTCCTATGTCCCATTTACAGACAAACTCAACCAGAATCAGTTTGATGCTCTGGTCAGCTTTGCTTTTAACCTGGGACAGGGAAATGTGAAAAAGCTGTGTGTTGGAAGAAATATTAATCAGATTACATCAGCAATGCAGCAGTACTGTAAGGCTGCTGGTAAAACATTACCGGGATTACAGCGGAGAAGAAAAGCCGAAGCAGCTCTCTATAATAAGAAAGTAGAGAGTTGCACCGGTGCAACCACTACCACAGTGAAAGAAACGGAGGATTACAACATGAATACAATTAAAAAAGGCAGCAAGGGCAATGCAGTCAAGGTATGGCAGATCATCATCGGTACGACGGCGGATGGCAATTTCGGCAGCGGTACGGAAAGCATGACAAAGACATGGCAGAAGAACCATGGACTGACGGCTGATGGAATTGTTGGAAAGAACTCTTGGAAAGCAGGGTTAGAGTCGTTATAAAAATTGCAGTTTATTTGAATGAGAGAGCCGGTGCGGAGAAATCTGTACCGGCTTTTATTTGTATACTAGGGAAATTTTTAGATTAAATCGGAAATGGTTTATAATAAAGGTGGGTTTAAGCATGATGTTGTTGGTATGTTTTTTTTGGTGACGGGATGTTTATTCTACAACTTTTCTTGTACATTGTCAAAGAAAAAAATGTTTACACATGGTAAAAATATGTTATACTATTAATGAAGAGTAAACAAAAAGAGGTACTTATAATGAAATATCTTGTACAAAAGATAAAAATTATTATTACATACCAAAAAGGGTTAACGAATAAAGAAAGAACAATGTTAGACGAAGCAATAACCAGCAGGATACCGACTTACGAAGATTTAACTGTTGAAATACAGAATAATCAGAGTTTGGTTATTAGTGCTAATATATTAAAAGATGCCGTAGAGGTATTTGAAAGCTGTAAAACTATTTCTGACGAAAATAATTTGGATTTTGTAGTTATTATGAAGGTAGAAAATAGTGTAACGTTAGATGAAAGCGTTGAGTCTGATAATTTTGTTGGAAGATATATGAAAATGCCTAGAAATAGTGCTGATATTGCAGGATTAGGATTAAGATTTATTTATAACGCATCCACAAATCCGATTCTTGTTGTTATTGAAGGTATTAGTAAACATGAAATTCAAATAAGTGCAAATGATTTGCTGGATAAAACGTATGAGTTCAAAAAATCATACGAATACTTAAACGCATCAATTAATGAAATTTTCAGTTTTGGAAATAGGGATACGGATGATGAATAATAATACTGTAAAGAAAGAAAATGCTAATATTGTAACATTTTCAGAAAAAGTGTTGGAAAAACGTCAAAGCGAAGATGATTATGAACTTATATCGGCAGTTTTAATGAGTTTCACTAAAAGAGCGGAAGAAAAAGCACTAGATAATGTTAATGCGATAGTTAAACGTAGGATGGTTGAATTGGAGGAAGAATGTATGAGACAGAAAATAAAACTCCAAAACTGCATACCTATTGGAATGCTATACAGAGTATTTTTATATGCAGTAGCACTGGTTATATGTTTGTGTATATTTGTTACTCAAATAGTTGGAAATTATAAAATATTGGATTACCATCTTTTACTTGTTTTAAGTATTGCGTTTGCGGGTTTATTACATACGGCAATTTCTGCATTAAGAGATTGGAAAAATTTTCTAAATAACAGATAA